CATGGATGGGACAGGCGTTGTTGCCTGGCCTGTTGTAATTCCTTATACACTCTGTCTTCAGCTCTATACTGGCTTTCTTTAATATCTTTCATTGTAGATATTATAACAGCGACGTTCGTATCTTGTTCAATATCTTTTAATTTTCTCAGTTCGTTCTCTCTAATAAGTACTTGGGTCATGGCGCTTGAATCTGTTGAGTCGATAAACCAAACCCACAGAACTCTTCCTCCGGGAATTAATACTGAGGCCAAAAGAAAACTCAAGATGGCCAAAGTAGTTTTGATGTTTGCCCATGCCCATGCAAAAATTCTTGCGGCCATCTTAACCTCCAAATCGGTTAGTACATCTGTCTAAGTATTATATTCAATGTAGCTGATCCAAGGGTCGCCCGAACCGACGCTTGAGCAGGATATTACTTCTCCTGCTTTTATATACGTTGTGAAAACCGTTCCACTAATAAAACTGGTGGTAATGTTTATACCTCCGATTGTTACTGTTCCAGCGCCCAAAACAGTCCTGATAAACACATCCACTCTTGCGACCTTTCCACTAGGAACGGTGTATTTGGTTCCATTTGTAAAACTTGTAATCTGTCCTGATGTTGATACTTCGTATCCGGCAGTAGCTATAAATTCTTCATAAGAAATAACTGGATTCCCGGTCCCCACACTTGAATTAGAAATTGTTTCCCCTGCTTTAAGGTAGGTTACAAACTTAGAACCTGTTGGATACGCAGAAGTGATCGCAAGTCCTCCGATACTTATCGTACCTGCTGAAATATCATCTTGAATGAAAATATCAACTCTTGCCACTCTGTTCGCAGGAACAGTATATTTTGTCCCATTCGTAAAATCCGTAATCTGTCCTGATGTAGAAACCCCGCTAGGACCACCGCCTCCTGTCGCTGCTGCCGATGTCCATGTAGTTCCATTACTTGTTAACACATTTCCAGAAGTACCCGGAGCTACAAATGTCGGGTTAGATGTACCGTTACCTAATATGACATTGTTTGCAGTTAACGTTGCTAACCCTGTACCACCTTTATTCACAGGAACCGTAGCATTATAAGAAGTGGTGTTACCTGAAGAAGTCACATCGCCTGAAAGGTTAGGTATTGTAGTAACTGAACCTGCACTTCCTGAAACGTTACCTGTTACGTTACCTGTAAGAGGTCCGATAAAAGAAGAGGCCGTGATAGATCCTGCAAAAGTTGAAGCAGACGTACTCAAAGATTCAATCGCTTTGGTAGATGCTGAAGTATCTGTCGCCGTAATAGTATTATTGATTCTTAAACCGATGGCTTTATTGGAAACAGAAGATCCGGATGCTGTGATGGCCGTTATCCCCACATCATATCCAACAGCTTCATGAGCAGAGTTATCTGTACCTGTTGCTTGAACCGTACCTACAGCATCACCTGTGGCCATGCGAATAATTCCGGCCGAATTAGATACGTTCTTTAAGCTGGCCGTTGCGTTGTTTAATCTGGCATCTGAGTGAGTTGTAGTTATAGAAATTTTACTTCCAGTAAAAGAGTTTACGACCCCAGGTTGAGATACATATCCGTCAGTACTGAGGACGTTAAAATCCCCCGAATAAGTAAAAGAGAGATCTCCGGGGCGAAGAGACATTCTATATACAGTCCCGTTTTTGCTACTCGAAGAACTTCCGTAATAGCTAAAAAATCCTTCAAAAGTACTGAAGGATAAAGAGTCATCTGTCGTTTGAAATTTGTAAGCGCCCAAGGTGTTTGGTACAGAAGTAAAGTTCGAAGTATCCCCCCCGGCCGTTACAACCCCATCCCCTGCGATATATAATCTTGCGGTGTCATTGGTTTTTAAAAGAAAGGAGTAATTGTCTTTTGTTCCGGCCGAAAGAGTAGCGCCGTCAGTATCCCCGCCTTTGGTTAATTTGACATCTAAGTCGGCGGCACCAAGAGGTTCCCAGGATCCATCGATATAAATTTCCGCAGTTTCAACTTCAGAGTTATATCTAATCATCCCGTCTTTTGTCGGACTTGGTTGTTCAGACGTATCACCTGAAGGAAGATAAATTCCCCCGGTACTTGTGAAATCTACATCTTTATTGATAGTAATCTCATCAAGCGCAGGATTATTGGTTGTTAAGGTGTCATACTTCCCCGTCTTCGCCGACTGGCCAAAGGCCAGGAAGGAAAGAAGGAGAAGCCAAATGGTTAAAAAATTCTTCATAAAATGCGTTCTCCTGTTAAAATGATGTTCTTCCTAATTCATAGTATCTCTTGTCAGTGTCGTCCCAAAGAAGTGTTAAAGAACTTCCAAGGCCAAGATAACAATCGCCTTTGATAAGACATCCGCCGTCGTTATCGTTGTAACTAATTTTTAAAGTGTTGGTGTCGCTCTTTCCTACCAGGGTAATAGTCGTCCCTTCTTCAGGGTCGATATCAAAAGGAAGTACGTTGGCATCTCTGGCCGCTCCATTTCCTTGAACTTTTAACATTTGTCTTTTTTCAGCTCCAAGGGTTATTTGTGCTCCGGCCGCGATGCTTTGAGTAGGATAAATGACTACTCCTCCAACAGAGGCAGCAGAAGCGGCGGCATCGGCCGCACTGGAAGCAGCATCAGAGGCCGACGTTGCAGCGTTGGTTTCACTTGTCGCAGCGGCAGTAGCACTGTTGGAAGCGTTCGTCGCAGACGTCGCAGCGTTAGTAGCGTTTGTTGAAGAGTTACTTGCTGAAGTAGCAGCAGAAGACGCACTCGCAGCGGCAGCTCCAGCACTTGCGGCAGCGGCAGCGGCACTTGCAGCAGCAGCGGCTTCGGCAGATATTAGATCCGCAACTAAAGGCCCATAAACGATATTTTCTCCATCTTCATTCAGCGCAAGAGTTGCTCCTGGAACAGGAGTCACAGGGAGCGTGGGATTAAATGTCGCCGTGGAAGCGTCAGAAATTTTTATTGATCTGTTAAATTGGTCACTGAGGCGTGCGCAGATAAGAGTTAATTTATCCAATTCTCTTTCAACTTCTTCGGCCGGCATGTTTTCATATTCAATTAAATCTAAAAGCTGTTTGATAGCAGGATTGCCGTAAATAATAAGTTTGTGAAGTGTTGGTGGAGCAACCGACAAGGTAACAGTTCCGCCTCCGGATGCAAGCGCACCAGTTATCGTGTAGTCAGTATCTAAAACTAAAGTTTCTATCGAATCATCGGAAGTATCAACCAACAAAACGACAAGATCGGCATTGGCCAGGAATCTATAAGGAAAAGAGAACGCGACAGTTACGCCGTTTCCATCATAAGACGCTCTATTACCGGCAGTTGATATTGTCATATAGTTTCTCCATCCGTGGAAAAGACATAATTTTGTTTCCTCTATTATGCCACATTATTAAATTTTTAAAATCCGGAAGCTAATTACTGTTTTTCTTTTTTACTCCCTCTGCCCATAAGTCCATGTATCTATTCCCTTCGCGCGCCACTTCAGTCATCTGATAATAAATCGTATCAATCTGTTGGCGCTTCTCGTCTTTGTTCATGGTTTTATTCGCGTAAATAGATTTGACCGCACTCGACATTTGGCCTAGTGCCTTTTTGATCCCATCTGTTTTAACCATAATTTCTTCATAATCAGGATTACTGGTTATTTTTTTAACCCCTTCTATATCTCCGGCCTTAGTTAAAAATTGAATAGATTCGAAAACTTTTTCGGCCTTGGAATTTCTTTCATAGAAATCTTGAATCGATTGAACCGAAGCAGAAGGATGCCTGATAACAAACGCTTTAATGAAAGGAATTTCGGCCAAGGTCGCTGTTGGCTTTTCGTAGTCTTCGGCAACACCAGTTTTCTGAAGGGCCTTATCGGCCACTTCTACAACATAAGATCCAAGAGCACCGGTCCAGGACCGGATATAATTGTCAACAACGGCCGGAGATGAAAGCTTCGTATCATCCGCTCCGATGTCTCTTGCTATTGGAATTTGCCCAATTAACTTCCCAAGTGTTTTTGCCGTCTCACTCGTATACTCAGTATATTGAAGTTCAGAAAGCCTTCCTTCCATTTGTGGTGAAACTAAAGGCGCTGAAGTAAAAAGATTTTTATTTACTCCTTGTTCAACAATTGGAAGAGCGGCATCCGGAATAAAATTTGGAGAGATTAAACTTCCAATTGATTCCGATAAATCGCTCAGAGCTCTGGGATTGTCAGTGAAGAATTTTTCCATCATACGTTCTGGTATTGTAGAAAAAATCATCCCAAGTTCTTGAGGCTTAGGAAGTCTGAAGATATGTCCTTTATTAATACTATAAGATCCATCTTCATTTTGTTTTACTAGGTGTTTTGGAAGTCCGGCCACTTCGTTCGCGTCTTTAGCTGGCTGCCAATCATTGGTCGGAATAATCCAGAAAAGATCTTTTTGCCATCTCGGGATTTCTTTTACTCTCTCATCGTCTTTATTGGCGTACCAAAGAAGCATAGAAGGAGCGGTAAGATACATAAGCCCTTTAGTCGTGACTCCCATTGGATCCGCTTTAACTGCTCTTGTCGTTCTATCTAAACCCTGGATACCCACGTTCATGAAAGCGATGATAGAGTTTAAGGCCGAAGTCTTGGCACCTACTCTTTGAAAATCGATAGTGACTTCTCTTGAGGCCATACCACCCTTAAAAATTGCAGCCCCTTCGGATTGCCCTTTAGAAACTTTTTTAAATTCTGCCAGGCGAGTTCCTTCCTCCGTAATCTTTCCGAGCACAGTAAGATATTCAATCGGCTTTTGAACCAAGTTGAAAACTTTTTCTTTCATTCCGGTTTCAGTGCTGAGTTGAAGAAGATCCTTAGAGAGATACGAAGTATCCAATTCCAAGAAAGCGCCTCCGGCCCCTCCGGATTTCATCCAATTATAATAGTGGTCATTCTTATTTAAGATGTCTCCCATCGCTGAGAAGATATCCTTAAAAGGAACTGCGCCACCTTCCGTAAAAACTCCGGCCGTTAATTGATCTCGAAACACGTTCTTTAAAATAAAATCCGGAGTAAAAGTAATCCCGATTTTTTTAATAGTTGTTATGCCGTTAGCAAGTCTAAAGGCCAAGTTCATTGAAGTCGTATCGCCATCAAGACGCTTAAATGCTTCAGCTAATTCAGGTGTCTCAGTTTGATATACTTCGCGCTTTCCATTATTCATGACTTCGAATTCATTTGGTGCCAGGTTATTTTTTTCGATAGGACGGAAGATATTAAACTCTTCTCCTTCAACATCAATTCCTTCTTCCTTCAGAATCTTTCCGAGTTCAGAATCATTGAAAGCCTTCTTAAATTCAGACTCAGAAACTTTTATCGGTTTCTGTTTTGTTTTTACTTTTTCAATCATCGTCTGGTCTTTAACACTTTCAGCGAGTTCAACCATAGACATTAAAGCGCGGTTCTTTTCTGAAGCTTTTAAAAGTGCTTCGGTGTTTTCAATCATCGAGACAAACGGATCCTGGATCATTTTCTCAGATCCCTTAAGACTTTTAAGCGGCTTCGATTTTCCGGCCGACTTACCTGTCGTCTCAGGATCCAAAACTCTGCTTAAAGAAACATAAGACTTCCCAGCTTCAAGCATGGCCTTATAAGACTTCGTAGAAATTACGCCCGCATCTCTTGCGTACTCAAGGGCCTTATTTTGGAACTCTACTAATTCCTCTGCTACTTTTGTATATTCTTTCGCTCCCTCTTTTAACACTCGCTTGGCAGCTTCAACGTCGAATCCAGAAGTAATCCCCCGTCCTTCAACTTCCAAAACCCTTTTAGAGATCATGAACGCTTTAAGGCCGTCGATCTTTTCCGGAGCATTAGCAAACGGCGCAATGATCTCTTTAAATGATTTACCATTTTTGGCGAGAGTCTCGAAATCAACAGTTCCTTTTTCATAAAAATGTTTTACCTTGGCCTTATAATCATTGGCCATTCGTGCCAATTCATAAGGATTTTTATTTGATGGAAGCGTGGTATCCGCTTTTAAATTCTCAGTCGCAAGTTTTATAGGATTATATTTATCGACCACATTAGTATAAAACTTATCCCAAGAAAAACCTTCTTTAGGTTTATTGTTTCTGTCTCCAATGCGTGAAAGGATTTTTTCTGTATCTGTTGGAGGTCTTGACCCGCTATCCGAAGTTTTAACAGTAACTTCTCCAGCATCATTGACAGATACAACGTCGGCTTTTGGAGTGTTTAATTGTTCTTTTGTTTTAGTTCCGAAAACGCTTTCAGCTGTAACAAAATCAGAGCTCTTAGGATCTTTAACCAAACTCACCTGATCGCCGACTTTAAAATTTTCTTTTACAGTCGATTGATCGAAGTGAATCATCTCGCCGTCAGCAGCCCTAACGACACCATCACTACCATCAAAATGAACAACTTCTCCAGAAACAACCGAAGAGGAGTCGTGCGGTTCAAGTCCTTTATAAATTCTAAATTGTTGGTCCGCTTTCTCATATCCACCCTCTCTTCCTAATTGGTAGCCTTCAGTTAAACGACTCTCAGCTTCGGCGAGTAAACGCTTTGAAGCTGCACTTTCCGGATTAGCAAGATCACTCATTGTCTTTTCTAAATTTCCGGATTTAATTCTTTGGAACCATTCTGGAAAAGTATTGTTGTCCGTTCTGGCAACTACGTTTCCTTCGGCATCCTTCGCCACACCTAATTCGCGGTAGGCGCTTTTAAGTTCCTTGGCCATAGTGTCGGCCATATCTTTAACGGCCACCTCTGGATTATAAGGAGGCAGATCTGTTTTTGCTTTTGGTTCCGGTCTTCTCTCGACATAATTTTCTAAAGCTTTTGGCATATCAAAATTATCCGCGACAAGTTCCTGGTGAATGGTTGGATGATCTGTGGCCAACTCTCCAACTTGAATTGGTTTTAATCCCGTCTTTGCGTAGACCGTTCGCATTTTTCCTGCAACTGATACCGCACTGTGAAGGCCCCCAACTAAAATTGCACCGTCTATAAAATCTTTTGCATTTGGAAGTTCACCTTCTAAACCTTTGCCAATAGTAACCATCGTGGCCACTTCAGTTAAAGGAGGAAGTAAAGCTTTTGATAATGTAGGAATTGCGGCATTGGCCACTTTACTGGCAACTGCTCCTCCGGCAATGGATCCCGCAGCTCCGGCCGTACCCGCTTTAAGAGCAGATAAAAACACAGAAGATGATCTTTCCCAAAAGTCTGCTGCTGTTTGAATACTTCCTTTTTCGTAATGTTCCATCATTGCAGTTCTCATTCCTTCCGGAAGAGCGTTTGCTCCGGCGAAAGCTGAAACTGTTCCTCCGATTGTAGCTCCTACAGCTCCTCCCATAAGAGTTCCCGCTCCAGGAACGATAGATCCTATGGTTCCCCCAATAGTAGCTCCAGTGGTGCTTCCTACAGGAGCAGCGGCAAAGGCCCCCGCAACCATAGCTGGAACATCTCCGACCATCTGGCCAACTTGAGACGCAATCCTGGACATGGTTCCAGCGTCTTCGGGTAGAACAACATCCGGAAGTTTTTGTCTTTGAATTAATCCTGTAACGGACATTTGGTATCCGGCCTCTAAAGCATCGATGAAACCATCGGCAGCTTTCACTTCGCCTTTTTTAGGATTGGCCTGGAGAGTTTTCGCAATGGCCACGTTTTGATCAATAGCATTTTTTACATTGGTCATATCAGGTTCGCCCTGTACGCCAAAATATTCATCGGTTTCTTTTTGACTGAATCCTGCATCGGTTAATTTTTGACGAGTGTCTGCTTCCCAAGTGGAAACTTCCTCTTCATTGAAGCCGGCCTGTTTAAGAGATTCTCTTTCTGCTATTCCTGCGCTCATTATTTTTTAGTCCTTTTTAAGTAGTCAGCAGCACTTTCGCCTGGTGCTCTTGGAGCTACATCAACGGCCGGCTTAACAGGTTCTTTAGGTGCATTTTGAGTAGGCGGCTGCATCCTGCTAAAAACAGATTTCATGACTTGCTCTTGAGTTCTTTGAAACATCGGAGTTTTTAAATGACGTCCGATGTAATCTTTACTATTAGGATCCAACATCTGATTAGGAGTAAGTCCCGCGAGTTTTCCTTTCTGGTATTCTTCCGCAGCAAAAATTCTCCAACTTTGAAGTATCGTATCCCCTTCAGGATCTTTAAAACCCATTCCATTAGATTTCGTCAAGAAACCTTTTGCGATATCATCCAAACCTTTTTTAAATTGGGCCTCTTGTTTTCCTTGCTCAGTACCGGTTCCGCTTAATTCTTTTCTTAAGTGCTGAAGTTTAGAATATGTAACTCCATTCCCTAGCAAAGACATAAGCTGAGACTCACTTGTTATTTTTCTTGGATCCCCATCTGGAAGATTAATTCTTTCCACGGCGTCATTAAAAATAGTCGCATTATCGCCACTCTTTACGTTTAATGAATCATTTTTAAGAGCTCTTAAAAGGTGCTCTTTATCAGCAGCAGGAAGATCAGAGTTAATAACTTCTCTGGCGTTTAAATCCCCTACAGCGGCCTTAGAAATAAAAGCGTCTTTAGTGGCTTCACGTTTTGAAGTTTTCAGTTCCTCATCCAATTTTTTACTTCTATTATTTTCAATCTCCAGGGCGCGAATTCCCTGGTTAGATTC